GGAACAACAGCAATAGTTTTTGGAAAGTCTGAATCCACAACTGGATCATCTTCTTCATCGCCTATATCAAACTCGTCGTCTTGTTCCGTAATCTCACCAGTAAACTTGTCGCCCTTATCGATAGCAAAGTTGGCTCTGCTAAATTCTAATCTATCTACAAACTTAATGCCATTTCCTTTGTGATCAACAGCTACGTAGCCCTCAGGATTACTAGCCACAAGGTCACCTGAGCCATCATCAACAAAGTGTTTAGTATTATAAACTGCATTATTGTATTTTTCAATAAAAATGTTTTTTGCATCAAAAAGCAAACGACTTATTTCAAAAATGCTAAGAATGTCATTTTTTCTTTCGTTGAATGAGCGTAAAGTTTGTTGAGCATTTTGTGTTGCTCTTTGTTTACCTTTATCACTTTTAAGATTATTGATCTTTTTCTGTGCTCTCTGAGAGTACCAATTAATAAATCCTCTAAAAGACTTTTCAGGATCATCAAGAAAACTGCCACCTTTAATTTCGCTGTTAATATAAATGTTTAAAAATGCAAATGGTAAATCTTCGTAATTAATGCGTTCGTTTACCGTGTCTGCCTCTTTTACTAGCCTAGCTACTTCAGCTTCTTCTTCCTCTGTAAGCGTCACAACGCCTGTGTCATCAGTGAAGAAAGCATCGTCAAACCAAACCCCCGGCGCCCGTTTAAGTCCCGATACATCGGCACCAAAGCTAGCTCCACTATCTAAACTATTGTATGTTGTGTGAAACACAATTCCAAATTTAGACTGACCAATTTGTTGACCAAGAACAGAGTTTACTGGAACTGCATAAACAATTGTATTTGGTTTAAATTTATAATGTGGCTCACCATCTATATTAACGGTGCTAATCATATCATCATCAAACATAAAATCACCCTGTAGGATGTTTTTGATGTTTAGCGCAGGAAGATATTGTAAGGCTCTGGTTAATTTATCTACAAGCCCGGGCGCGTGCCCATGATTCTTGACAATATCTTCTTTCGTATAATTAATTTTGGGCACTTTGTTAAAGATTGACTTAGTACCAACAAAAAACTTACCATTATCTGGATTAACACCAGCAAAGATTGCTGGCGCTCCATCCCATTTAACGGACGTTTGAATTTTAGACGAGGAATTACCCTTTAAAGTTTTTAAAAGCTCTAGAAGAAAGGCTCTGGCCATTTTATAGCCCTCTGGGCCTTGGGTCAATACTAATTCCTCAAGATGAGTAAGATGTGTATTGGCTTTGCCCATTATTCTTCGCCTTTATTTTCTTCTAGAAGCTTCAACTTTTCTTGGAGGTCCATGTTTTCATTTAACATTCTACGTGCATACTTACGTACTTCACGAATGTGTTGTCTTGCTAATTGGAGTCTTCTTTTTTCCGAGACTGTTCGAGGTTTAAGATTGGAAATTATTTCTTGGAGACCTTGAATATAGGTAAAGATTGTCTTCTCGTCAAGATTCTCGTTTAATAAAAAATTTCTCCATTCGCTATCTAATGACATACTTGTTCCTTCCGTTATTGTTGTGAATAACAGGTCCTTGATAAACTTGTTTTTAAGCTTTTTAAGCTCAACTTTTACCTTTCCCCGTCATTGTATCATTATCCTTTGTTTGATTTTAAAGCATACGCAATAATCTCACGCATACGTGCTTCGTCCATTTTGCCTTTCATATGCTTACGCAATTGTGGTGGAACCTTACTTAAGTCTTTCTTCTTCTCTTTCTTATCAGGCTTGTCGGGATTTTCATCACGAAAATCTGGTATATCATCTCCGTCCTTATCGGGAGGCCCCTCACCCTCTTCAAGCTCTTCTTCTTCACCTTCGTGCATTCTGTCTGCCGGGTTTCTTCCAGGTCTTTGACGGTCTTGAGGACCTGTGCGAGGATTTGAAGCTTCTTCAATTTCTTCCTCTTCTTCATTAAGTTCAACGTCGTCCTCTTCTTTCATCTTCTTAACTTTCTTACGCTTGACAGGCGGGTGATCTCTAAGGTGGTTCTCGCCTTCGTCCAACTCTGAAGCCTCAAGGACCTCAAGCTGCACAGCGGGAACATTTCTTTGAATTGTACCATCTTCAAACTTAAGGTCATATTCGGTGACCTCTTGAAGTGTCTCATCATAGTTGTGATCAACTGTATAAGCTTCGCGGCCTTCAAATTTTACGTGATGTGCGCAATAATGGTTTGGTGCGAAAGCGCGACCTTCAGCGTTCTCATCTAAATCATATTCCTTTTGGTTCTCATTAAGTTTGCTGAGATCCATTTTAAAGCCCCAAGACTCGGCAAGGAGGCTTTTAAGTTCGTTATTTTTCCAATCTTTCGTTGACATCTTTTTTTCTCCTTTTTGTAGATGTTCTAAATAAATAGTGTTTTTTAGTCCGTCTTCCCAATCTCGGAAGCACATATTTCCAACTTCGTAAGCTTCGCGTTCCATTTCACGCATATGTGAATCATTTTGAGCATAGCCATCACCCATTTGATGAGGCTTATCAAACTCACCACGACAGTTTTGTGCATGATGTACTAATTCGTGTGATATGGAGCGCATAACATCTTTTGGATGTCGCCCAGTTGTGTAAATTGTTATGCTTTTTTGTTCTGGATCATAGTATGCTGTTTTTCCTAACGGGTTTTTAGCATTTTGATTATCTCCTTTTAAAAACAATTTAGGTGGATTTGAAAAACCCATTCTTTTTTGTGCAAAAGGTAAAAATTGCTTTATCATTGGAGATATAATATCAATCATTTATAAACCTCTGGAATAGCGATACAACAGACATTATCTAAATAGTTAGTAAATAAGTCTTTTACAAATATAGATTGCATGCCTAACAATTGTCGACTGAAATTTTAGAGTCCGATATTAGTCTTAAGCTCATAGTAAAATGTTCTATTTCTCTTAAACTGTTCACAGGTAGTACTTTTGAAATTGATACTAAACGGTTAGAACGTATTTCGTTTTTAATTTCAGTTATAACACCGTAATTCTGTGCCCATTCTTGTAAATCTTCATTCCATGCAGACCATTCAACTATATCACCAACTGAAAAATCTTTTAAATGTAGTTCGCCAAACTTTTCTTTTTTATCCATTATAAGATACTATCCATGAACAAATACCCTGTAGTAAGTATTGATTCATTTCAAAGTGAGCTTTATTTTCGTCTTCGAAGGGCCCTATTGATAATCTTTTTAAGTTGCGATTATCATTGCAATAAAAAACTAAAAACGTTTTATTTTTATAGGTTTCACTAATAAAAGACCTATTATTTTTCTTTTTCATGTATTAAATAGACAATTAATACTTTTTATTTATTGGTGTAGCCAACAACAGTGATAACAGCGTAATAACTGTAAATTCAAAATCAAAGATAGTGTAAAAAATCCAACTACTAAGCAATATTGTTAGCATTTTCCAAAAAGGATTGTATGTGAATAACATTTAATCAAAACCTATTTTTTCAATTTCGTTACATTTTACCATATAAAGGCCGCCTAGTTGTGTATAAATTAAACATTTTTCGTCTTCGTTTAATTCTTGCAAATTGATATCATCAAAATCATCCCTGATTAAATACACTGTGATGCCTCTTGCTAAACTAACTATATTTTTATCAGTTGGCGAATAACACCATATTGTTCCTGTTCCTTTAATAACATATTCTGGTAATAGCTCACCATCAGAATCTTCAATCTTGCCTGATATTTGTTTTATTAATCTTTTTATTAAATCTGCTGAATATGTTTTACTCATCCTGCTTATCTCAAAATACGTCAAGAGCCCAAGCTACAGCAAAGCCCATAACTGATTGTACAACCATGAACATTGTGACAGCCTTTGTCTTAAATTCTTTAAGTTCTTCGATATCCTTTACCGCTTCCCTTAATTGAGGAGGAGATGCAACATCATCCATTTTTTCTTTCCATGCTTTTAAGTCTTGAACTCTATCTTCTTTTGCTTTAAGCTCAGTTAACTGGCTTTTCATATCTTGTAGCTCTGTGCGCAATGCATCAATGCCATTTGACATAGTTTCAAGCTGCTGCAATACTAGCTTTGAATAGGTTTCCCATCCGTTTCCATTGTTAGACATTAGGTGCCCTCCATTTTTAATTAGTTTAATGGTTAGGTTAAATTTGGAATTCCATCAACTACATGGTAAATGTCAAACTTTTCAATACGACCACTATCAGATGTTTCATTTTTTATTATTGACATGTCGTTAATATTTTTATTTGAATCATCGTAAAACTCTATTTCTTTGATATTATCATATTTGGATAAGATGAGATTTTTAACATATTCGCCTTTATTCTCACCTTTGTTTCCAATCATAATAATATTCTGTGTTTCTATTGGTTTATCAAACGTTTGTAAAGTCATATGTATATCATCAATAGAAACTGGATCTCTAGCAGTTAATACCATAACTTGTGTATTGGGATCCTGCAACCTATCGCGCATAATAGATGTTATGTTTAGATTTTCTGTTGCGTTATTAACTTGATTAAGTGGTGAAAAATCAAAATCATAACCGCCATCTGCTTTGAGCTTATCAAATTCTTCTTGAGAAGAAATTTGAAACTCTTCACCAGTAGATTTATTTGTTACATTAATATAGCCTTCAGTAAATGCTATTGTTTCGTCAAAATCAAAAATGGATAAACGTTTAGCTGTTTCTATATTTTCATTTATAAACTTTCGCCAATTTTCAAGTAGGAGTTTCATTTCTTCTTATTTTTGGCTTTAGTTTTTTTCTTTTGCTGTTCTATAAACTTACGAAATATAGCAGCTTCTTTTGATTTGCCAGCAGCCTTTGCTCTTTGTTCCATAGCAATTGCAGCTTGTGTTTTATGTGCATGTGAACGAGTGCTCTTACGTATTTTCGCTACGCTTGCTCTAGCAGTTGCTTCGTCTTTATATCCAAGACCATGAATAGTGCCTTTAGGATCTTCATCAGTATAAAGGTCAGAATGTTTTTTACTTTTAGCCGGTTGTCCTTTTTTACGAGGTATACGAGGATTCTTTTTTTCGTTCAAGAACTCTCTCCAATTTTCAAGTAGAAGTTTCATACATGTAAATAGTGCATTCTATATAAGAGCACTAACCCAAGCATCAATTGCTGCTCCATTCCAGCCATTTAAACCATGTTTTAATACCATTTTTTTATCAATAACCACTAATGTTGGCCAACTAGTAATAGGATAACCTGTTTTTGCAGAATAGTCAATCATATTTCTGTCAGAGCCTAAAACAGGTGCTTGAATATTGGCCATGTCTACCCAACTTTGTAAATCTTCTTGTGTTGGCGGCATGCCATATTGATTTTCAATAAGAACTGTTAACCAAATAATATTTTCTTCACCATATTTAGCAACAAGTTTATCGCCTTCTGCTGCTATATTAATACAAACACCACACCACATTGTTGAAAAGTCAATAACAATAACTTTACCATAGTAGTCATAAAGTTCCACTTCTTCACCTTTATGATTTAATAAAGTAAAATTGCAAGGGTGCTGTCCTATCTCCTGTCCGCACTCGTCCCAAGTTTCCCAACTGCGATCATCAGTTTTTCCTGTGTCTCCTGACATTGTATCAGAATTAAGTTGAGCCGGCCCACAGGATAATACCGACATTAAAAAAATTGTTAAGTATTTTAACATGTTATTGCCTCCTAAAGTATCTAGTTGGTTTATTCTCGTTGTAAACCTTTTTTCTTATATCCACCTCGGGCCCATTCATGATTCATTAAATGGCCGGTTGTATTATTGTCTTTATAACCCAAAGCATGTCCTAATTCATGTTCCAAAACTCGTGGTCTATTTTCCCATCCAACTTTAATTTCAATTTTTGCTTTAAAAATTTCACCTGTGTCGGTTCTCCACCATGTTTTTGTGGTGCCTAAATGATCACTAAAATCAAAATTTTGACTTGGAATATCAATCATAATAGTGCCGTACTGTGGTTCGCCGGTCACACACGCCATATTATCTCTTGACGCTTTTGTGATCGTACCAAATTCATGATTTAGTGTTTTCCAAAATTCAGTTGCACGATCAATTCTTAAATTACTAACTCGTGAATCACTGCAGATAACAATATCTGGTTTTATCTGCCATGTAGGCTTAGTTGCAAATATGTTTGTTATAAGCAATAAAGCAACACCGACACAATGTCCCACAAGGCGCCCTCCTTGATCGTTCTATTAGTATCTAGTGTTAGTTAGAAAGAAAATGCTTCCAGGTTTTAACTAAGTGTTCATTTATACCCTGAGTAGCTGGACTGTCTTGCTCTGGGAATTGACCAGCTTGCTGCCTTATTTGCGCAAGAGTCCTATCAAACACTCTCCTGAGTTCGTCTTCGTCGTCCATATCACCCTCTACAAGCTCTTGAAAAAGTGTAGCCATCTCATCGGGCTCATCACGATTTATAGAGAATCTAACGGTAGTTCTGGCCTCTCCGCCCACATCGATTACAGACATGTTCATTTGCAGAAAGTATTCTGTATCAACATTTCTTTGCGGCACTGCCAATAAGTTTCTACGAATCTGAATTCTAAACTCACGAGAGTCAAGAAGTTTCATCAAAACTGGTAAAGCTATATTTAATTGCTCTGGATCATAATCAAAAGAATAACCTGCGGTGGACTCATAGCTGTCGGTGTATTCTCCGTCAGTTTCTAAATCCCATTCATATGATGTTATAGCCCTGTCTTCAATTTGCATTGCTAAATTAACATAGACTCCGCCTTCTATTTGACCTTCTATCCTAAAGTATTCAGTTAGGATTTGTTCAAATCCATCTCTTCTGTCATCGATTAGTGTGTCAATTTTTTGTAGCGCTTCCTCGTACTCTTCTGGTAAAGCCATATATGAACCGCCGGCGATTGCTGGATGTTCAAAATTAATTTGAATAGTCAAGTGTATTTCTTCACGAACACGACGAATTGTTGGAGTATCCCTATCAGAGGGCACAAAAATATCACCATATATATCAGTTATAGCTTCAACAGAATTCCACACGACTTCTTCTGCATTGCTCGGCAACCTTTTCCACTCATCAATCGGCCATTTAGCAATAAATGCAGCATAAGGTCTAATATAAGCACCTTCACCGCCATCATCTTGAACTTCATAGTCAGTATATGTCTGAGCCATTCTTTCGTTGTAGGCATTCATTATATCTTCACACTGTCCTTCATATTGTGCGATAATATCACCAACTAAATTAGCATCTAGTGTCTCTTCTGTATCTGTGTTTTGTTTCATTGAGCCTTCAACTTCCACACCGGACCCAAGAAGCTGTTTCATCAACGCGAGTCGACCGGCTTTATTGGCAGTATCTTCATAAGAGCCTCCAAATAACACAAATTTACTAAGATCAATCATGCCATCTTGTTTAGGCATATTTGCGATGACTTCTTCTTGGCTTGATCTCGCCCAATTAGTAACTCTGTTAACTAAACCGGGGATATCCACACCATAGACGCGCTTTTCGGGCATTCCAACGTCTTGTCCATCATCATAGCGCTTCGGAGGCTCATCTCCTTCGTAATATCTAACATGACGGATACGTGTGCGAGAAATTGGCTCAATATCACCGGTAAATGGACGCTTATCGTCAGCAAATATCTCACCTTCTTGGATTTCTTGCTCTGCACTGTCTATGTTGCCCGTGTTAGTGGCGCTCAGAAGGTCTTCTGTCTCAACTACGTATGCTACCGCTCCGTGGCCCTGAGCCTCGGCTACAGCGCATTTATAGTACGATTGATAGGCATTTTGACGACTAGCTGGAGAGTGACAAGAGGTAATTGTATCGAAATCACTCATTCTGAGCACATCTATCGGATGTCGAGTAATAATAATGGAATATTTGTCATTATCGAGGTTATTTATCTCTTTTTTGATGAATCCAGCGTTCTTTTTCCAATATTCACCGTATTCAGTCGCTAAATCAGTCATATTGTAGCCTGCAGGCCCCGCAACTCCTGGATTTACGACATATAAGTAAATTTGATTGTTAATTCTCTGAAAATTCTCATATTCTTTCTCATCGAGTGCTGCTTTGAGCATTTTTCCAGTAACTCGGTTTGGTGTATCGATACCTCTGCCATCTGCTAACTTATAGTTGATATTATTCGCGTGTTTGTAAACTTTTTGGTATAATTCGTTTTTTCTTCGGCTTAAATCAGCCAATTTGGAGAAAAGCTTGCCGATTTTCATCTGAATCTTCTTGGTTTTCTTCTTTGGCTCAGGTCCGCCCGTCAACACATCCAAAAAATCGTCGGACGTGCGCAGATCACGCTCGGCATACACCATCCCTTTCTCCCAATCTACATCATATTCTTGAGATCTGAAAAATTCTGCGAACTTTCCAAGCTCAGAACCAGTATCTATGGTCGGAAATGGTATGACAACGCGCATTTTGTTGCTAAAAAGGTCATTTAAAGGCAAATTTGCTGGATTTAGGTCATCCAATACGTCTTCAAGCACTCGCATCTCGTCTTCGGTGATCTCTCGGAGTACTTTTTCTTCATAAAGTTCAACTTCTTCGTTTTTACGCTTCTTTTTCTTGGACTTTTTGACACAATTCGGGTACATTTTCCCGAACATTTTCTTCATGCCCTTCTTTTCATAGCCTTTCCAACACTTTTCTTGTAAATTGGACAGCAATTCAGTAGTTCTGGCTAATATTTGTTCATCAGTGGCCATTTTCACTTACCTTTGCGAGAATATTTCCCGGAGCACTTCCATTTTTGTCTAGAAAGACACAGTGGTGTGCCACGATCTTTACCAGAACAATCTTTTCCGTGAGATTTCATGTCTCCATACGATCTAGCGCAGTATGCATTGCCTTTTCCGGTACCAGGTTTGATTCTTGCTCCACCACCCTTAGCTTTTCCGGCTTGACCGTAAGAAACACATCTTCCTTTAACTCTTCTAGCAAACTTCTTACCTTTGGATGGCTTACAAGCTTTTTTTTTCTTCTTTTTTTCTTCTAAAACGTCATCTTCTTCAATTAATCCGTAATAAAGAGACTCCTCAAGGTAATTTTCTAGTTCTTCTTGAATTGTGATGGATATTTTTTCACTGTTTCGACCAAAAGTTTCGCAAGGGTCTTTTCCGCAGCCACAATTTGCCTCTTGAATTGGTTGGTTTTCCTCTTCTAGCTCATCGGCAGGAGACTTATCAATGATTTTTTGTAATGTATCAGCTTGATTTTTGTGCGCTTTGACTGCTTTTCTAAGCTGACTAATGACATCTTTAATTTTTTCTTCATCCGCCATTGTGTGACCTTCCTCCAGTCCCATTTTATCAGCATCCTGTGCGGCATCCATAAGACTTGTAATCATATCAGCGAGTTCTTTTATCTCTTGAGGTGTTGGATTTTTCAAATCTAAGTCAGCCACTAACTGCATAAGCCGTCTTCGAACTGATTCTGGTTTTTTTGCCACTCCCATATTGGCTAATGCCTTTGAAGGAGCTATTGTGGTGGGACTAAAACCTCTACCATCTGTACGTATTTCTTCTAATTCTTCAAGAACAATTTGTTTAAGTTGTTTTTTAGTAAGTTTTATGCTCATCCTTTTTTTCCTTTCTTAGATTTTTTGCCCCATTTGCCTCTTTTGCCGCATGCGGAAGGGGTTGGGCGACATGATGGGTACTTAGAACGTTTTTCTCCGCTTGATCTTCCGCATGCGCCACACTTTTTGCGGCCGGTTTTCTTATCTTTGCGGCATGTATTGCAGTCGACCCAGCCTTTTTTCTTTCCTGGCGCGCCTTTGCGTCCAAACCATTTACGTAAATCTTCATCTAAGTTTTTTTTTTCGTTTAAAACTTCGAAAAGAGTGTAATAAATGATATCTTGAAGAGAGTTTTGTTTTCTTTCTTGCAAAATTTGTGTCAATTCATCTTCAATGATTGCTTGCAGATGTTCTTTCTTAGAGTTACCCCAGTTCTTAGCACCAACTTTACGACACTTAACCAAAGCACCAGAAGCGTAAGCAGAGGGCCACACTTTATAGCGCGACTTTACTTTATGGTAACATGCGTCTTTTTTGCCAGACTTCTTCTTTTTCTTCTTTTTCTTTTTACGTTTTTCGTCGAGCACAGCCTCAAGTTCTTCTTGAACTAACTCATCGATTTCGCCATATAAATCATTCATTGCTATCAAATCCTGCTATTTTAGAGCTTTCTCCAATAAATAGATCGAAAATTTACTATTGGCAATCTGTTTTATCGACAAGCTTTAGGTTTATCAATTAACCCAGCACATAATGGACGTAGAGCAAGTCTAATATTTAAATTTTGAATCGGCGCAACCCAAACAATATTCTCATGTACACCGTCTCTTTGTACGTCTACGCCCCATAGTATTCCTATAATATTATAGTCATTGTCATAGACGACAGAACCACTGCTTCCAAAGTAACCATATGTCTGTAAAATAATTTGTTGTCCTCTTCCAGGAATTAATTCATATCCTGCAATAGAGCCTCTAAAACTTAAAAGACTGTGTGATGCAGGGTATCCAGAATAAGTTATTTCCTTTCCAACATCTGCAATTGCGTCTCTTGTTTTCCAGCGAAGCGGTTTTGAATTATTAAAATCTCCAACAACATATAAAATCGCAATATCATTTAAAGGATCAGCATGTATTAAGAAGCCTACCTGAGATTCACTCTCGGTTTTTATTAGATACTTACTGCCTAATTCTCCACTTGCAACATGTTGAGCGGTTAAAACCAAAGTCATATCTTTGTATTTAATTAAGCCACCACTGCCATGGCCTCTCGGAGTTGCAACTTTTACTGCTGCGTTCCTTACTGCTTTTTCCACCATTGTATATGAGGTGTGAATCTGAGTTGTTTTGTTTACAGTTGGCTCTGTTATTGTCTCGGGTGCAGATTGTGACTGCGCCGGTAAAATAGATAAAATAGCAGCTAATAATAAGTGCTTCATTGTATTGCCCTCCAGTGTAAGTAGTGTTTATTCATCCTCTAACACATATGCTACTGAAAGAAGCAAACAATTTATTACGGATAGCGGAATCATTACATAATATTCAGTTATGAAGGCAAATATTATGAGTGCTATATTTACACCAAAGGCAGCATTGCACAGGCCTTTATAAAATTTATTCATTTTTTTATTTTCAAACAACAGTCGATATAACCTTTAATGAGCCAATAAATTCACGAGTTATTTTTTTGGTCTCTAGATTATATACCCCCACCGAAGGAAATAATGTTGTATTATTTTTGGAAATGGTCTCTACAACAACTCCTAAACAGACAGTAGGGGGAGTGTCCCAATGAGATATTGCTATCTTTACCAAATCACCTACGTTTAAGGCCGCTAAACGCTCTTCGTAGCCATAAGTTCTTGAATCCAATCCTGTGCCTCCGTGTATGATTTGAAGCCAGGAGAAAGCCCAGCAAGGTATTTTGTGGTACCGGACCCAACCGCGGCCCATTGCCATCTCCACTCGCTTTCCTTGCAGTAAACAAGAGAGGTCGCAATATTATATTTGTATTGGAGATTTAAGGCCGCAGCCATTTTTCCCAAAACGCGATTTTTTTTCTTAGAAAATTTTTCTTCTTCCGAAAGCAGATTTTTTTCTTGTGGCAAATCAGCACGAATAATTTGATATTTTGCGCTTGCAAATTTTCCACTAAAATTTTTCTTGATTATGTTATCAAAATGTTCTTGCATTGTGATTTCATCACACTCAAATGTTGTAATCGGTGCTTTCGCTCTATTACCATTATTAAATATTTTATATACGTTCCAACTATAACTCAAGGCTATCTCCATTAATTGAATGCCATTCGTATGTACCAACGGCGATTGATAGTTTAAGTGACTCTTCTTCGATAACGCCATCCATAGGAACGTTTTCCTTTGCTTTGTTGATCCAACGAACTTCCCATAAGTAAAGCTCCTCTAGCATCATATCAAATTGACGCCTTCTACGAACAAGGATTCCTATGTCGTTGTTGACGCAATCTACAACGATATCACCTACGTTAAGTATAACAGATTCGAGTCGTTCTTTCAAGTCTTCTTTCATATATTAATTATTTTTATAAAACACCAAGGCGCCTTCTAATATCATGTTTTTTAGACTTTCTTCAGTGTAAGGTGCGCGCCGTGGCTGGCCATTGCATGCAATACGCATTCCTGACCACATTATGTCCCATGCATAAATAGGCGGATAAGTTTCGTTATCTATCACATTAAACTTATATAGCAGCAATCCGACTTCGCGAAACTCAGTATCAACTACAAAGTCGCCTACTTCAAGGACAAGGGCCCTCTTTTTTGTATGATAGTCCACATAGTAGTTAGGTGACTACAAGTCGATAGGGCAAACACTGTGAATATTAATTAAAGGTTCTTGATGACCGCCCTTTAACATCCAGATATTAGAGCGAGTCATATCTTTGCAATAAAAGGCAGTACACTCGTTAGGCTGGGTAAAAGATTCGTTGATTTGGCTAGCCGTGCTGTGGGCACATGAGATGAGGCCGGTGGTCAAAAACACTATAATAGGCAATCGCATAATACAATCCTTTGTTTTACGGGAATTAAATAGTTAGATAACAACGTATTGGCCACGATTTTCGCGCACAAGCCAAACATCTTTTGCTATTTTAGGATAACGCACCAACATCATGTTAGTTGCATTGTCTGTAGAAATAACAATTCCCAGGGAACGGTCATTGCGAAATTCGTCCTTAATCCAATCACCTATGCTAGCAATGCGGCTCATATCTTAATACGGTCAATAATATAGGGGTGATGGAACGAAAGGTCTTTATAAAGCTTTTTAATTACCTTTTTGGCAATTTCGCCTACATCATCCTTCACGCTTTTAGATTTAAGCGCTTTGACAAGCTCATCTTCCAAATGCTTCTTAAGGTCGCGCTTGACGCCCTTTTCAATCGCATCGTCGATCATTTTTTTGATCTCGGTCTTGTCTACACGCGTTAATTCTTCGTTTATAAGCTTTACGAGCTTTGCTTTACTGATTATCATATTCATAAATAGTTCCTTATTTGGTATAAGCTAAAGTAAGATGCTTAGCTGCTACGGTTAATATGTTTCCGGTATGAATCCACAACACTTCATACATTGTATATGGCATGCTACCTATTCCTTCGCTCATCACAATTCCTATTTTGTGCGCTAGCGGTGGATTATCAACCTGGTAGCCTGTAAAATACACTAAATCACCTTTCACGAACTCCTCTACTTGACTATTATAACTCATAACTCCACGCAATGCAAGTCTCTTCTTGCCTTTTCCTTCTCATTATTATAATCTTCTACCCTTACCAAGTGATCTCCACTCCACATGCCCTTGTAATGGTTTTGAACTGGGGAATTGGTCCAATACACAATGTACTCGTTATCTTCTGGTATCTTAACAATGATGCCTATATAGCGCTCAAAGTCGAAATCCAAAACTGAGTTTCGAAAGTCTGGCGCTATGGTCACTAAATCGCCTATGATGAATGTTCTTCTATGAACCGTACCCACTTAGTAATTATGTCTTAATCTCAAAATATTTTGGGGCGGTTTTTTAAAGAACCAAATATCTCAAAATTCTCAGCGGTATTGAAAATGGGCTAAGCTGGCACATACGCACTCCAGCGCACACAGAGACATATATTCGGGGTAGGGGGGAGGGGGGCCCTACCGCATTGTTGACAGCAAACTGACAGCGTGTCAAAAGATTGTCAGCATTGTATGTCAATCATTTGTTAGTATTGCATCCACTCTTATAATACCCATAGCTTAATACTAGTATCTGTCCGTATACCATCATGATAACAGGTGTCCAAGCTAGCACACCGATACTTTTATCTATTATTTTATGTGTTCTCGGGCACTTTCTTTCGAAGGTGTCGATTAAATGTGTCAGTCTTTGTCGCATAATCCTCTCCCTATAAGGCAAACACTAACTAAGTTGTTGATATTGTTAGCCTTTTATTTAATGTATTCTCGCGACAATGCGACAATATGCGACAGCATATGGCCCGTTAAAAGCCGGATACCATCAAGTCTGCGCGGGCAGCGACGGCCCACAGCGCGAGAAAGCACATGCCAACGAATACGCCGGCGAGTGCGTCAGCTACATGGTCTTTGAAAGTGTACATTGTACCTCCTATATCATAACACATTATGTGCTACATGTCAAC